ACAATCACGCTTATTTAAAACTGATCGTGACATGTATGAAAGGTTGAAAAACGCAGCTAACCGTTAGTATGTGACCTAATGGCAAAGCTGTGCTGCGCCTAAGGGCTGTGCCCATCCCGTAAACATTCTCTTTTTTGACAGATGGCGACTCTTAGGAGCGACATCATCATCCCTGAGGTATTTACGCCTTACGTCATTGAGCAAACCACTCAGCGTGATGCCTTCCTGGCAAGCGGTGTGGTGCAGCCAATGGCTGAGCTAAATGCTGCAGAGGGTGGTGGGGACTTTGTTCAAGTTCCTTTCTACAAAGCCAACCTTGCTGGTGACTTTGAAGTTCTTACTGATAGTTCTTCACTGACCCCAGGCAAGATCACTGCAGACAAGCAAGTTGCTGCTGTCTTGCACCGTGGCCGTGCTTTCGAGTCACGCGACCTAGCTGCCTTAGCTGCTGGTTCTGATCCGATGGCTGCCATTGGTGCCAAGATTGCTGATTACATTGCCAACCAGCGCCAGAAGGATCTTCTTTCTTGCTTGGGCGGTGTGTTTGGTGCAGTTGGTGACACCGCCAGTGCAGCTTTCATCGGCCTAGCCGTTGATGGCGCATCAGGTGACACTCCAACCGTGCTTGGTCCACGTCAAATTGTTACTGGCAAAGCATTGCTAGGCGATCAAGGCGAAAAGCTTGCTGCGATCTGCGTACACCCCAATGTGTACTACGACCTGATGGAAAGAAGGGCCATCGATTTCATCTACGATGATTCGGGCGCTGCTGACACTGCAGCCAGCCAAGGTTCGACTGCAAACGCATTCGGCCAGGTGCAAGTCCCAACATTTATGGGATTGCGCGTGATCGTCTCTGCAGACGTTCAAACAGCAGGTAGCGGTGCATCCACTGAATACGCTTCCTATCTGTTTACCCAAGGTGCAATCGCTTCCGGCGAACAGCTTGGCTTGCAGACAGAAACCGATCGCGACATCCTCGCCAAGAGTGATGCAATGTCGATTGATCTTCACTACGTCTACCACCCGGTAGGTTCGAAGTTCTCCTCTGCTGTTTCAAATCCAACTCGCGCTCAACTTGAGACCGTTGGAAACTGGACGAAGGTTTACGAGACCAACAACATTGGGATCGTGCGGATTACTTCCACTTCTAACCTTGATTGAGGGAGTAATTAACCATGGCATCCATTTTTGAGGCAACAGCGGGCAAACTCATTGGCCCGACAACTGGCGGCACTGTCACCCAGGCCACCAGCAAAGCAACAGGCGTGACCCTGAACACAGCTTCAGGCCAAATCACCCTGGACGACGCAGCCCTGGCAGCAGGTGCTGAGGTTTCGTTTGCTGTGACCAACAGCGAAATTGCAGCCACCGACGTTGTTGTGGTTAACCACAGCTCCGCCGGAACTGCTGGCGCTTATCTCGTTCAAGCCAACACAATTGCTGCTGGCTCGTTTGCGATCACCGTTGCGAACCTGTCTGCAGGTTCACTGGGAGAGGCAATTGTCCTTTCCTTTGTAGCTCTGAAGGGCGCAAGCTCCTGATGGGTTTATTCGCTTTCAGGCGAATGAAGGAACGCGAGGCTGCTGCGCAAGCGGCGGCCTTAGCCCCTGAAAAGCCAAAATTAAAGACTTCTAACGTGAAGCCCGATGGCAGTATCAATCGACGCAACAGCGGGCGGAGCAAGCGCCAACAGCTACATCACGCTGGCTGAGGCTGATGCCTTTGTTGAAGCGATGGTGCTTGGCACTGATGCGAACAAGTGGGGCTCAGGCAACACCGATAGCCGCAACCGTGCTTTGACGGCTGCAGCACAGCGGCTCGACCGCGAAAGATTTTTAGGCGCACGCGCCACCGACACACAGGCATTGCAATGGCCGCGTACTGGCGTGCGAAAGCCCGATACCTACGTCAATACTTTTTCAACGGGCTTTCCATTTCGCATATCCGACGATTACTTCACCGACACTGAAGTTCCTGATCAAGTCAAGCGTGCTCAGATTGAGCTAGCGGTGTACCTGCACAGCAACAAAGACGGCATCAGCCTGGGCGGCCTTGAAGACTTTAAGAACGTCAAGATTGGCAGCCTTGACGTAACGCCTGACAAGACCGGTGCCGTTGGTGCAGATCGCATCCCGCCAATGGTCGAGCGTTACTTGACAGGGCTTAGAATTAGCGGACCAGGCAACATTGCAATCAAACGGAGCTGATCATGGGAATGGGTTATTCGCCGTCAAAGGCAATTATCATCACTGATACAGCCGCGCACACTGGCAGGTTTTACAAGGTAGAAGCCTTGAAAGACTCAGTCATTGCTGCGATGGTTTCTGAAGGCATTACTGAGAACGGATCAGGTGCTCCGTCTGCAATCAACATTAATACCGGAGCTTGCATTGAAGGCGTAATTTTCACTTCGATTACTTTGACCTCTGGTCATGTCGTTGTTTATAGCGTCTGATGGGACTTGCTCAATCCCTTGAGAAAGTGGCCGGTACTGTCATCGCAAAGTTCGGCGGTGATGTGACAGTTCGTTACGTTTCTGCTGGCGCTTATAACGCCACCACGGGTGCAATTGCTGAGACAGCCAGCGACACCGACGTCAAGGGTGTCTTGGAAGATGTAAGCGTTCGCGAGGTAAATGAGCTTGTTCAGCAGGGTGACAAGCGCCTGACGGTTGCTGCAAAGGATTTGCCGTCAGCACCAGAAACAAAAGACCGCGTCGTGATCAGCACGATTGTGCATCAAATCATTCGCGTTGAAACGACAGAGCAAGACAACACGGCGATCACTCACGAACTAATCCTGAGGGCATAACGATGGCACGTCAGATCAGAATTGATCAGATTGCTGATCTGATGGAAGAAGAGGTGCAGCTTGTCGTGAAGCTGACTGCACTTGAATGGGCAAAAGGAGTAAAAGAAAAAACTCCGGTTGACACGGGTCGGTTGCGCAATGCGTGGCAAACAAGCATTGGCAAGTTTGAAGCTGAAATCACGAACAATGTGGAATATGCGGAACCAGTTTTGTATGGCAACAACCTGCCACCATCTTGGGGGGACGATTACAAGACGCGCCAAGGAACAGTCCCAGGCTTTCCTGATTTGATTGGTAAAGAAATTGCTGTTACCCGCGTTCCTAAATTTATTGCAGCGTTTAGGAGGCGTAACTAATGGCTGCTGCTGATCTCAATGCAATCAGGGCCACCATTGAAGGCAGGCTTGCGACAGAGCTGGCTAGCAGCCCTGCCATTCCAGTTGTGTTTCACAACATGGCGTTTGAGCCAACGCCTAACTCATCGTTTGTTCAGTGCCTTGTCAGTTTTGGTGCAAACGAGTATCTAAGCCAAGGGCTGACAACTAATTCCCAAAACAGAATTATCGGAATTGTCACCATCAATATCTTCTCTGCCAAAGGTGTTGGTCCTGGAGCCAATTTCGTCATCGGCAAAAGGATTCGAGACCTTTACAATAGGGTCATCGTGTCGGGGGTTTTCTTCGACGCTGCAACAGGTCCAGAGGCACTGCTTTCAGCAGCACCCGAGGGCTACTTCCAAACCCAGGTCCGTGTGACCTTTGAATCCATCGAGGAACTCTGACCATGGCCACCATTCGCGGCGAATCCGGTTCAGTTGAATTTGAGACCGGCAGCGGCAGCCTTGCCACTGTTGTCGGTACTCGAAGCTGGAGCCTGTCAATCACTAAAGAAACCTTGGACACTTCAGTTCATGGGAACACTTTCCGCCAATTTGTTGGCAGCATGATTTCCGGCTCTGGAACAGTTGAACTGGTTTACGACCCAGATGCAACGGGCCAAGCCGGTTTCATTGAAGACATCATCAAAGCAAATGATGCCGCTGATGCTTCGTTCGAGTTGTTCACCACCGGCAACACAAACGGCACTGATTCGGTTGCCTTTGGCGGAATTATTACCGACATGGAAATCACTTCTACTGTCGGTGAGCTAGTTGTTGCCACCTGCAACTTCGTCACTAGCAGCACCATCACTTCTAACCTTGAGTGATGAGGCTATAGTTTAGATGACAAATCTGTCGTCTAAATGCCTGCTGGAAATCGCACCGTTGATCTGCTGGTTGGGGCGTTTGACCTCAACCAGCGCCGCAAGTTTGAATTAAAAAACGCTGACGGCAAAAAAGTCGTTGATTTGTTTTTTAAGCCGATTACACGCGCTGACCGCAAGAAGGCACAGAGCCTTGCAGGTACAGAAGAGGCATTGGACATCAGCACAAACATGCTATGTCAAATTGCTGAGCTTGAGGATGGCACCAAGGCTTTTGCTGCTGCTGACGCAAACAAGCTGCAGCGCCAGCTCCCTGAATCTGTATTAAACGAGATTGAGCTGTTCTTGTTTGGCCTTGGAGAAGAGGCTGGCCTTGAAGAAGCAAAAAACGACTGAAGCAGGACAGTTGGACTTATTTCGAGTTTTTTCTGGCCTGCGAACTTGGCATGACAGTCAGCAGGCTCCGCACAGAGTTAACTGACGCGGAGCTTGTTCATTTCGCTGCGTTTTATGAAGTCAAGGCGGAGCATGAGGAAAAAGCAATGCAGCGTGCAAAGCAAATGCGGAGGTAGAATCAAGCTATTGCTAGGCAGCCGTGGCACAGTCAACTGTTGAGCTGATTGTTGACGCCTCAAAAGCGACTAATCCGCTTAAACGTGTTGCGTCTGAAACAAAAAAACTTGAAGCTGCAACACAAAAAAACTCTGCTGCGTTTACAAAAACTGGTCGCGAAATAAAAACTGCGGCCAACGGGATGAAGTTTTTTACTGACGCTTCGGGGCGTGCAAGAAAAGTAAACGGCCAGTTTGTAACTACTGCAGAAGCGGCTGCTGCTGGTTTAAACCGTCAAGGTAAAGCAGCAAAAAAGGCATCAAAAAACGTAAACCAACTTGGAAAAGCTGTTCGTGGCCTCGCTGCTGGCTTTGGAATTTTTCAGGCAGGCAAGTTCGTCATTTTTAAAACAGCAGAACTAGAACGCCAAACCAAGAGCCTTGAAGTGCTTACCGGTTCGTTAGGCAACGCTCGCAGCATTATTAAAGAGCTGCAGCAGTTTGGTGCGGTTACACCATTCACAAGCACAGAGTTGATTGAAACGGCCAAACGGCTGAAAGCATTTGGGTTTGAGACTAAAGAGGTTGTTGACGTAACTAAGCGACTTGCTGATGTTGCTGGCGCAACTGGTGCTGACCTTGGCGGCATCGCGACTGCTTTTGGCCAGATCCAAGCAAAAGGAAGGCTGCAGGGCGAAGAGTTGCTACAGCTTCAAGAACGTGGGGTAAGCCTTCAAGATGAGCTACAGAAGATGTATGGACTCACCGCAGATGAGTTTCGGAAAGCATTAGAAGGCGGCCGGATTAGCGCAGATGCTGTCAATTTGGCGCTGCAAAACATCACTGACACAGGCGGGAAATATGCCAACGGTGCTATCGCTCAGTCAGAGACGCTCGCAGGCAAATTTTCAACTCTCGTAGATGGTATTGAAAGAATTGCCGTAACGATAGGAAACACGCTTTCTCCTGTTCTTAAATTTGTCCTAGACGACACAACGACTGTTATTAACAGCATCGTCAAGATGATGAACCAAGCAGCAATAGCGGGCAAAGTTGGTTTGTCGCCAAAAGAGCAGCAACGTTTACTTAGGCAGGCTGGTTCAGAAGCTGAAGAAACCCAACGCCGTCGCCAAGGGTTGCCTGCCACTGGCTTTGCTTTCGGTGCTCTTAACAACGAAGAATTTCAACGACTGCGAAACGAGCGATTTGAAGATCTTATGAGGCAGGAAGGTTTCAAGAGAGGAACTCTTAAAGCACCTGTTAGTGCGCCTACGTTAAAAGGGAATACAGGAATACCTGCTCTGTTAAATAGGACAAGTAGCGCAGGTGCAACACAAACCGACCCAATCGTCGCTCAGCAACAAAAATTCGATGCTTTGTTGCTGAAGAAAAAACAAGAGGGTTTGTTAGCAGCGGCAACAACAAAAGAAGAAAGGGCTCAGTTAGAGCTTGTAATGGCAAAATTTGAACTCAACAGGCAATTTCCAGACTTAAAAGAATCCGAGCTGCAAAAACTGCGGGATCAACTACAAACTAACTTTGACTTAGGCAAAGCAGAACAAAAACGAGTCGCTGATACAAAGGCTGCAAATAATGCAAAAGAAGAAGCCTTAAAAAGACAGCAAGCCGAAGCACAACGCCTTGAGCAGTTGTTTGGTGGTATCGGTCAAACCATCAGTACCGGAATTGTCGATACCTTGATGCAGGCCAAGAGTGCATCAGAAGCGTTGTCAGGCGTTCTCAATGATGTTGCTCGACAGTTGTTGCAGCTTGGCGTTAATTCTTTGCTTAAGGCTGCTTTCCCTGGTTCAGGATTGTTTAGCGGCTTGCTTGGTTTTGCCAACGGAGGTCGACCACCTGTTGGCCGCCCTTCTGTTGTTGGCGAACGTGGCCCTGAGCTGTTTGTTCCTGATCGTGCTGGCACAATCCTGCCCAATGGTGTTGGCATGGGTGGCGGCACGACAATCACCGTCAACGTTGATGCTTCTGAAACTTCTGCTGATGCCAGCAGCGGCCAAGGTGCTCAACTTGGCAAAGCGATCGGGTTGGCAGTACAACAGGAACTGATTAAACAAAAACGGCCTGGTGGCCTTATCGCTGCTATCTGATGGCTAATTTCCCTGCAATCACGCCGACCTACGGCATCCAAAAACGCAGCCGCCCTGCAACGCGGAGTGTGCGTTTCGGTGATGGTTTTGAACTCCGCCTGAAGTACGGATTGAATCAAAACCCGAAAATTTATCAGCTCACCTTCGAGGTTTCTGAAACTGACTCAGACACAATCGAAATTTTCTTAGATGCCCGTGCTGACGATTCAGCATCGTTTGATTTCACACCACCAGGTGAAGGCAGCAGTTCAAAATTTGTTTGCGAGAGTTGGAGCAAATCAATCCCGTATCTGAACCGCGCCACAATTAACGCAACCTTTCGCGAAGTATTTGAACCGTAATGGCAGCAGTCGCAGCCTGGGCAGCCAGCACCGCTTTTTCTGTTGGTGATATACGCAGGGCCACTGCAAGCCAAGCGAGTGGCCTGTGGTTTCGCTGCACTACTGCTGGAACGTCAGCAGGATCTGAACCTAGTTGGCCGACAGATATTGGCAGCACGGTTACTGACAACACAGCTGTTTGGACTGCGATCAGCAGCGTCTACGAGGATGTTTCAGTTCTTGCGCCCAGCGCGATTATTGAGCTGTTTGAGCTGCATTTAAACAGCACGCTGCACGGCAGTTCTGACGTTTACCGCTTTCACGCTGGCAGCAATGCTGACGTGACAGGCAACATTGTTTTTGACGGAAACGCGTATACACGTTTTCCGTTGCAAGCTGACGGATTCGAGATGCGATCGGGTGGAACGTTGCCGCAACCAACGCTGACGATTGCCAACCTTGATGGCACGATGACCACGTTGCTGGCGTTGGTCAATGCCACCACAGCAGGCAACGATCTGACGGGTGCAACGGTTAAACGGATCCGCACTCTGAAGCGTTATCTAGACGGCGAATCGACAGCAGATCCAAACGCTAGGTTCCCAACAGAAATCTGGCGCATCAACCGCAAGGCAACAGAGACCCGCGACGTTGTTACGTTTGAACTTGCCAGTGAGTTCGATCTCGCTGGGCAAAAGCTACCAAAGCGGCAGGTCGTCGCCAACACCTGCCAATGGATCTATCGGAGCAGTGAGTGCAGCTACACCGGCAGCAACTTCTTTGATGTCAACGGCAACAGCGTCAGCACGTTAGCTCAGGACGTTTGCGGCAAGCGTTTAGCGTCCTGCAAGCTGCGGTTCGGTGAGAATGGAACGTTGCCATTTGGCTCATTCCCTGGTGCTGGTTTGACGCGATGAAGCTGACTGATGCGATGCAGGCGGACATCCTGCAACACGCCAAGGATGAGTTCCCAAAGGAGTGCTGCGGGCTGGTTGCTGTTGTGAAGGGCAGGCGGCGTTACTTCCCATGCCGCAACATTGCACAGACCCCAGATGAACATTTTGTGCTTGACGGCTGGCATGAGGTAGAGGACAAGGGCGAGATAGTGGCGGTTTGCCACAGTCACCCTGTGACCAACCCCAGGCCATCAGAGGCTGATCGTGTTGCGTGCGAAAAGTCTGGTTTGCCGTGGTTCATCGTCAACCCGAAAACTGAAGGCTGGGGATACTGCGAGCCTGGAGGCTTTGAGCTGCAGTATGTGGGGCGAGAGTTTGTTCACGGGATTGTGGACTGCTACACCTTGGTCCGCGACTTTTTCCAGCGTGAGTACAGCATCGCGTTGAGCGATTATCACCGCCGTGATCAGTGGTGGCACAACGGCGAAAATATGTATGTCGAGAATTTCGCAAAGGAAGGCTTCTTGCGGGTGCCGATTCAAGAGCTGCAGCGTGGCGACCTGTTGCTGATGAATCTGCAGTCGCCTGTGCCGAACCATGCTGCGATTTATCTTGGCGATCAGCAGATTTTGCATCACGTACAGGGCCGCTTAAGTTCTCGTGATTTATTAGGCGGTTATTATTTGAAGGTTACAGACCGCGCTATACGCCATGAAAGTCGTTAAGGTCTACGGCGCTTTGCGTGAGCGACTAGGCCAGTGCCGGTTTGAGCTTGACGTGGCGACACCAGCGCAGGCAGTAAAGGCGCTGTGCGTTAATTTTCCAGGCTTGGATAAGTGGTTAATTGATAGCGAGCAAGATGGCGTTGGCTACCGGGTAAGGGTTGGCAAGCAGGAGGCGACACCTGATGACGTGAGCGTGTTGGCTTTGCCTTGGTCAGAGCGTGAGGTTTTTAGCATCACGCCTGTGATCGCTGGTGCTGGTGGTGGGTTTGGCCGTGTCTTTCTTGGTGGTTTGCTAATTGGTGCATCGTTTTTGTTTCCTGGCGCTGGCTTGTTCGGTGCTGGCTTTGGTGCTTTTGGTCCTTTGGCTCCAGCAGCAATCGGAACGTTGACCACTGTGGGCACGGCGTTGTCTGCTGTTGGCGCGAGCTTAGTTGCGGGAGGCATTTCGCAAATTATTTCGCCAACGCCTCCATCAGGGCTGGAGCTGAAAGAAGCGAACCGGATTCAAAACTTCAGCTTCAGCGGCATCACAAATACCACCCAGCAGGGCCTTGCGGTTCCTATAGCGTATGGACGTGTTGTTGTTGGTTCAGCAGTGATCAGTTCTGGTTTTGACGTTGATCATTCTGCTAGGGAAACTATTGACCCACGCCTGGTCGGCTTACCATTCAGTATGCGTAAGAAGTATGGCTTGGTATTTGAAACTGCGGACTCTTTGGGATTTAGCACCTAACCATGATTGACGAAAAGCTGATTCAGGGTGCAGGCGGCGGTGGTGGCGGCAAAGGCGGCGGCGGTAGCAGTAGAACTCCGACTGAGGAGGATGACAGCCTCAAGTCAGAACAGTTTGTCAACCTCCTTGAGGTGCTTTGTGAGGGTGAGATTGAAGGATTAGATGACGGCGCTAAAAGTATCTTTATAGATGACACGCCAGTTCAAAACAGTGATGGATCCGTAAATTTTGACAATTTTACCGGAACTTTTGCAAATGGCACGCAAGCACAGCCGCACATTCCTAACCCTTCAGGTGGTATTCAAAACGAAAGGGCAGTCAATGTTGAAGTAACAAAAACAGCCTCAGTAACACGATCAATTACTGACTCAGATATTGATCGCGTCCGTGTGACGATTACAGTCCCATCGCTTCAGGCGGTTGAAGATGACGGCGACATTGTTGGCAACTCAGTCAGCATAAAAATTCAATTGCAATATGACGGCGGTGGATACAACGACGTTCTTAGCGACACAATTAGCGGCAAAAGCAGCAGCCGTTATCAGCGTGACTATCTAGTCAACCTGACAGGTAGCTTCCCTGTTGACTTGCGTGTTGTTCGCGTCAGTGCAGATGAAACCAGCACGAAGCGCGCAAGCTCAACATTCTTTAGTAGCTACACAGAAATTCAGGATGAGAAGTTGGCCTATCCAAACACCGCTTTGGCTGGCCTGCGTTTTAGCTCAAAACAATTTCAAAACATCCCACGCCGTAAATATCTGATCCGGGGCACAAAGGTCAGGATCCCTAGCAACGGCACTGTTGACACAACGACGCATCTGGGTCGGATTGCATATTCAGGACTTTTTAACGGCACATTGTCTGCGGCGACGTGGACTTCAGATCCTGCCTGGTGCCTATATGACTTGCTTACAGACACCCGCTATGGGTGTTCTGTGCCTGAGTCATCACTAGATGTGTTCGACTTCTATGAAATCAGCAGATATTGCAACGAGCTTGTCGATGATGGCAAAGGCGGCCAAGAGCCACGCTTCAGCCTCAATCTGCTGCTCAATACTCGTGATGAGGTTTACAACGTCATCCAGCAACTAACCAGCATTTTTAGGGGGATTAGTTATTACGGCGCTGGGTCACTTGTGCTACGTCAAGACAAACCTGCTGATTCTCAATATCTGCTCGGGCCTAGCAATGTTGTTGATGGTTTATTCACTTACAGCGGCACAGCAGAGAAGACACGCCACACCTGCGCAACAGTGGCATGGCAGAGTTACGACACATTGGGTGATGTTGAATACGAATACATTGAGGATCATGAGGCCGTCGCTAAATACGGCATCGTTAATAAAGACGTAAAAGCAATTGGTTGCTACAGCCAAGGGCAAGCGCACAGGCTGGGTAAATGGCTGCTGACTAGCGAAAGACTGTTGTCAGAAACAGTTAGCTTTGCTGTTTCTATTGACGCTGGCATTGCTGTCACGCCAGGAATCGTCATCGATGTTGCTGATCCGTTGCGTGCTGGCACACGTCGCAGTGGGAGGGTCAGTTCTGCAACCACAACTGTTATCACGATCGACAGTGAAACGGATCTATCTGTAAATCTGGCCGCAAGCCCAACACTGTCAGTGCTGTTGCCGACAGGTTTAGTTGAGACAAAGACAATTAGCAGCATCTCAGGCACTGCGATCACTGTTAGCAGCGCGTTCAGCGAAGCACCACAATCACAAGCAATTTATCTGATCCAAACCAGCGACATCCAGTCGCAGCAATATCGGATTGTTTCCGTTGCTGAAGGCGGTGATGGCACGGTGGGTGTTACTGCTGTTGCATATAACGAGTCAATTTATGCAGCTGTTGAGCAAGACATTGCACTAACAACACGAGACATCAGCAACCTGAACGGTACGCCAAGTGCGCCAGAGGGTTTGTCTGGCACTGAGTTCTTATATCAAGAGGGCCAAACTGTTCACACTGGTTTTGACCTGAGCTGGCAGCACGACAGAGTAAACGTCAATGAGTTCCGCGTTAAATACAAGCTCGACAATGACAACTTCACTGAGCTGAACACGTCAAACCCGTCGGTTACTCTGCGCAACCTGAAGGCTGGCACGCTCACAGTTCAGATCCGTGCAACCAATTATCTAGGTAAACAAAGCTCGACTGCATCGGCAACGTTCACGCTGCTAGGCAAAACGGCAGTACCTGGCGATGTGCAGAACCTATCGATTGAACCGATCAGTGCCAACAGTGCTCGCCTGCGGTGGGATCAAACAGTTGATCTGGATGTAAAGGTCAACGGCTTGGTGCATATCAAGCACAGCAACCTGACTGACGGTTCAGCTACTTGGCCTAATTCTGTTGACCTGATCCCTGCTGTTGGTGGCAACTCAACTGAAGCCATTGTGCCGCTGGTTGAAGGCGAGATTCTGGTCAAGTTTGAGGACGAGCTGGGCAACAAGAGCACCAACGCAACCAGTGTGCTGATGGACTTCCCTGACGCACTCGGCAGGATCACGATCCAAACGCGGAGAGAGGATCAAGACAGCCCACCGTTCCAAGGGACAAAAACTGACTGCTTCTACAGCGATGACCTTGATGCGTTGGTGATTGACGGTGACGACAACCTCGATGATGTAACCGACGTTGATGCCATCACGTCCTTTGATTTCTTAGGGGACATCCTTGGTTCTGCTGAGTATCAGTTCAACAGCACTCTTGATTTAGGTGCTGTTTTCTCGCTTGATCTCAAACGGCGGTTTGTCACTAGGGCTTTCTTCCCGAACGACACCATTGATGCACGTACTGCGCTGATCGACACCTGGAATGATTTCGATGGAACAGAGGCTGATGCCGTCAACGCCAAGCTCTATATGCGAAGGACACAAACCGACCCTTCAGGATCTCCGACTTACTCAGACTGGAAGCAGTTTGTAGCTGGAACATTTAGGGGGCGTGGTTTTCAGTTCAAAGCAGAGCTGGACAGTAATGACATCGCTCAAAACATCTTGATTGATGAGCTGGGTTATGAAGCGACGTTTCAGCGCAGGGAAGAAACTGGGCAGCCCACAGCGTCGGGCACGAGCACAAAATCGGTGACCTTTGCGAATGCCTTCTTTGTTGGTACGTCGGCGCTCGGCAACTTAAACAACTTCCTGCCGAGCATTGGCATCACGGTGCAGAACCTTGGCAACGGTGAGCGCGTCAACGTCAGCAGTGTTACAGGCACAGGTTTTAATCTTGATGTGCTGGATTCAGGCGGCAGCAACGTAAACCGCAACTTCACCTATACAGCGGTGGGATTTGGCAGAGGCGTTTAAGATGATGGTAATGCTGTCCACAACGGGCTAAGAAATGGCTACCCATGATTATGTGATCGCGAATGGAACTGGCTCGGCAGTTCGTTCAGATCTCAATAACGCCCTTGCAGCGATCGTTAGCAATAACAGCAGCAGCTCTGAGCCAGCGACCAAATATGCGTATCAATGGTGGGCTGATACTACGACCGGTCAGTTAAAGCTGAGGAACTCAGCGAACAACGGCTGGGTCACAATTTTCGAGCTTGACGGCACGATGTTGATGGAGGACGGCACTGTTTCAGCGCCTGGTCTTGCGTTTGCGTCTGATCTAAATACTGGTTTCTTTAGAAGTGCAGCCGACAAGATTAACTTTGCGACTGGTGGTGTTGAGCGTTTAGAGATTGGCAGTTCTGAAGTTGTATTTAACGACGGCAGTAATGACGTTGACTTCCGCGTGGAGTCAAACGGCAACGCAAACATGCTGTTTGTCGATGGTGGAAATGATCGGGTAGGGATTCAAAATAATGCGCCTGCTTACACCCTTCATGTTGGGGACGGTTCTGCACAAGCAATGCAGAGAATTGACAGTAACGCCACTGCCTTACTGTCATTAAAAGGTGGAACGAGTAGTGAGTGCCGTATTGAATTTGGTGATTCTGGCGACGACGATATTGGCAAAATTTACTATGACAACAGTACAAACTCAATGGAGTTTAGTACGAACGCATCCGAAGCAGCACGCATCGATTCAAGTGGCAGGCTCCTCGTGGGCCTTACAAGTGCAAGAGCAACAAAAGCTTCTGCATCAATTCCAAGCTTTCAAATTGAAGGCACGGGCGATAGTGACTCGCGCATGAACATCGGTCGAAACAGCAATGCAGATAATGGCCCTGAAATACATTTGTATAAAACAAGAGGGACTTCTCTTGGCAGCAATACGGTTGTCCAGGATGACGACTTTTTAGGAACCATAGGTTTTTATGGTGCTGACGGCAGTGATTTGTTCTCTAGAGGAGCAGAAATCACCGCTGCTGTTGATGGGACTCCTGGCAGTGATGACATGCCAACTAGGCTTACATTTGCGACCTGTGCGGACGGGGCAGCTAGCCCTAGTGAGAGACTCAGGATTGATAGTTCGGGGCATCTAAATTTAGTCTCTAGTTCCAGTACATTAACAAATTTAAACTTTACTGAAAACGCGTTAAACACTTATGCACGGATTGAAGGAGGTAAATCTGGTTCTGGTGTAGGTGATCTGCGTTTTCATACTTACTCAGGTGGCCTTTCCGAAGCGGCACGCCTCGATTCAAGTGGCAGGCTGTTGGTGGGGACGTCTACTAGCACTCACAACATTGCAAATCAGAGCAAGCAGGCGATTGTTATTACAGGCGATCTAAGTCGCGGCGGATTAGATATTACTGGCTACACAGGTGGATCAAGTACTGGAAGTTGTCCTGAAATTAACTTTAATAGGTCGCTTGGAACAACTGATGGTTCTGTAACAGCATTAAGTGCCGCTCCGTGGCATCTTGGATCAATCAATTTTAGTGGATCAACTGGAAGCGCTTTCAGTTTGGGCGCACAAATTCGTGGTGTAACTGATAGCACTGCATATTCAGGCTCAAATTCAGGTGGAGAATTGCGTTTCTACACCACTGCAAATGGTGCGACGAGCACTACGGAGCGGATGAGGATTAGTTCTACTGGTCGAGTTTCGATGGCTCATGACGGAAGTTACTACAGCTCTGGCTTAAGTCTGTCTGTAAGTGCCAGCGATAACGGGACTGTACAGGTCATGAGAAACACTAACGCTAGTCTTACAAATTCGCTGATATTTGGATATGTATCAAGAACATCAAACAGTGCTTTTCAATATATAAAACTTGCTGCAAATAATGCAAGTGACACTGATTTTGTTCTCCGCGGTGACGGTAACGCCTACGCAGACGGCTCTTGGAACGCTGGTGGCGCTGACTACGCTGAATACTTTGAGTGGTCTGATGGCAACACAGAAGCAAAAGATCGTCGCGGGATTAGCGTTGTTCTAGACGGCAACAAAATCCGCGAAGCTGTTGCTGGTGAAGAGCCTATTGGCGTTATTTCTGGCAATCCTAGTGCTGTAGGTGATGCAGATATTGACAGCTGGAAAGGCAAATATCTCCGCGATGATTACGGCACTTACATTCAAGAGGACTATGAAGTTGAGGATGATGATGGCAATACCGTTGTTCAGCAACGCCGCCAACTCAACCCTGACTACAACCCTGATACTGAATATGTTTCCCGTGAAGATCGTCCCGAGTGGGATTGCGTTGGTCTGATGGGCAAACTGCGGATTCGCAAAGGTCAGGTCACTGGTACACGCTGGATCAAAATGCGAGATGTCAGCGACACTGTTGAGGAATGGCTTGTCCGTTAATAACGTTGCAGCCCTTGAGGCTGGATAGCAAACCGCCCCATGGCAACGTGGGGCGCTCAAGTTACACTGAACCTAATGCTCTTTTTTCATGGCTAACACCTACGTTTGGAAGATTGTTGATTTAAACCGTGATGTGAGCGACAATTTTGCTCACACGGCCCACTACACCGTGACCGGAATCAGCGATCAAGTTGACTCTGAGGGCAACGCCTATAACTCTGGCGCTTACGGCAGCATCGGCCTGGATCGTCCTGACACCTTGGCTGACTTTGAAGATCTGACTGAAGCCGACATTGTTGCTGCTGTCCAAGCCAAACTTGGTGGTGCTGAGAAAGTAACTGAGATCGAAACGCAGCTTGCGGCACGAATCACAGAACAGGTCACACCGACCCAAGCATCTGGCAAGCCTTCAGGCTGGTGATCTAATGCAAAAACCTGATCCAATGATGTCCGCGTCTTACGGGGCTACGGACATCGAGGCCCAAAATAATCGCCTTGTCTGGCTCGAAATGCTTTACAAGCATGAAAAAAGAGATGACCCAGCACATCCAAAGCATGGTCTTTATACGGGCCTAAACCGTAAGCATTCGGTTTGGCCTGGCAGTGACGAAGATTGACCCTGTAGATCACATCCAAAACCGTCCATTGACTGGGCCGGTTAATCTACCTACGGAAAACGTTTTCTCTTCCCAAAATGATCAAATCATTGATTGTGAGTTCTGCCGTCGTTGGCGCTGCTGTGCTGGCATCTCCTGCCCAAGCCGAAGGTTTCTATGTGAATCCTGAGTACAACGCTGGTTGGGTTGGTTCTGACTTCACCGCTGGAGTGCTCGACGCTCACGTTGGTTATGAGTCTGGTGCGTTTTTCGCACAGATTGGCCCATCAGTTTTGGCGGTTGATGGCGCTGATACTGAGGTTGGATTTTCCGGCAAAACCGGCTTGTCAGGTGCTGTTTCAGAGAACGTTGACATGTACGGCGAAGTTTCGTTCGCTAAGTACGAAGACGTTGATGCAGGCTATGGCCTGAAGGTCGGAGCCAAGTACAGCTTCTGAGCTAGTCTCAAATAGGGAGACACCTTACCCCTTTCCTGTCCTCACACCAGGGAAGGGGCTTTTCTTTGCACATCTAATCATGCAAAAGGTTTTTAACGCTTTGTCCGTGGCATCGTTCACGATGTCAGTTGGCGTATTGATTGGATCAACGATGCTTTACACGCGCATCCCCTCAATCACCAAGCACTACATAAGCGAGCTAAAGCTAGAGCTGACCAAGGTTATGACTGACATGGTGCCAGCCAAGATCGATGACGTAATGCCTGAACTGCCAACATCAACAGGCCCAGCAGTCGAGCTTCCTAAGTCACCGTTCTGACTGTATGCCTGACATCCCGGATATACAGATCCGAAGCATTGAACCGCGAATAATTCCTGAGCCGTATGTTTACGCTCCACCGATAACAGCAGAGTTACTACCTGCTCCGATTTATCAAGTGCCTGGTTGTGCCAAGGTTCATAGGGATGCACAGCTCAACCCATCGCTGCTTCGTGATGATCCCAATGGCACTGGAACGGTTTGCCCTGAAGGCGAAATGCCAAGTTATAACCCGATGGATTGGAATCCACGAAATCTAAAAATTATTGAAGCAGCGCCTGTTCAGAATCAAGAGCAAGAAACCCCACCAGCAGAAACCAAACCACAGACGCCAAACCCACCGCCAAAAAATAAAAAGACAGAAATCGATTGCCCTGCTCCAGACGCTGCAGAGATTGGCACACTGTCACCCGATGGTCGCAAGATTCTTGAGTCTTACGAGTTGGTGGATGGAACATGTAAGGAGGTGTTTCGTACTCTGCCAATTCAAGAGCAGTTAATTCAAGCCGTACCATCACCATTTGAAGCTACGCAAACAGCAGCTATCGCTGTGATTGCCACTAGTGCAGCATTGACTACGCCTTTTCTACTGCGTATCGTCAAGCCGCTAGTGAAAAAGGTAATTACGAAACTAAAAGAGGTCGTAACCCGTAAGAAAGAGGATCGCCCGTCTACTTTTGAGCGTCAGAAGAATCAGCGGAAGGCGCGGAAATAGAGTGAACATGTGGGATCACCTTTTTGGGTGGAACGTAAACCACAATGTCTTCGCAAACCTGAGCGTATCGACTGCCTGGCCTGAATTGGATTCTTGATTCAGCTAGCTGCCCGCATTGTTTGGCGCGAAATAATTCGTACTCCAACCGCTTCGTTGCCAATAATTGCTGTTGCAGCTCGATGTTTGTTTCTACAGCACGCTTACACCTAGCAGTCAGGCCACCATCCAACGGCATCGAAAACGTTGCTGTTATGCCGTAGTTAACTGATCTACGATCTTTCTCAAATCGTGGCATTTCTGAGTAGTAGAGCACCTTGCCAGGGGAATCTGGTTCACCGTTATCGTCTGCATCAGCACTTGAGTAGACAGGCGTCCTGGTTACTGATTGATGGGGCAGGTCAAAGTTTCGGCTAGATGTAACAAATGGACTGAGCGATAACGTAGGCCCAGGGCACTGAATACCTTGACTCATCCGATATATAGGGTGTGGCCCGGTCATCATCTGATAGGCGTTATTAACCACTGAACCGCTTGATGTACTTGATGGATTTGCCACTGTTGTGTTGGCTTGAACCGGTGCATTAAATGCAGTAATTACTGCGAGAACACCGACTGCGACTCGGTTACGCTTTCGGTTTGAATGGTGCGTTGAATCGTAGTTACTGCATCTAAGCCTGGAGCCATGAATGATTCTGTCAGGCTCCAACTTGAGCCGGGATTGATTACTTGCCATTGGGGCTTAGTTTCAAGGTTTGGGCTTGTCCATGAAAAGTTGACTCCACCAACTGTCTGATTATTTGTGACGGTAGCGTCAGGCGAAATAGGAACATCTCCAACAGTTTCGACATTATGACCTGCCGCTGAGTAGCTGTAACCCGTGCGAAAATTATGGGACGTAATTGTTTCGTTGATGATCGTTGTGGATTCTGATCTTGAGTTAAGTTGACCTTGCGTGAACTGCGGAACGATTGGTGCGGCCAAAGCAGAGCTAGGCAACAACAAAACCAGCGCCCAAGCTCTAATCAATTTCAAGTGACATCTTGTTGGACAGGATTGCACTTGTACCCGCTCCACCTGCTGTAATCGTCATGATTCCGCTTGAAAGGGTCGTCGCAGCCAAGGTCGATTTTACGCCTCCAGAACCAGTCACGACTTCGCCGTATGTCGGAAGGTCATCAACGGTGCCAGTGGTTGCGGTCACCTCAGTGGCTGAACTAATCGTGTCGCCAATCACTGCTGACTCACTAAACGAAAAAGCAGAACCGGCGGTAGTCACCGCATAATTCGTGTCAACCATGGCTGGGACACCACTGGTCAGGCTGCCAAGATTCAGACCGCCAATGGCTCCACTGGTTGTGGTGCTACCACTGGTGACGCTTGGGGTAACATTTGAGCCTGATGCGCTGTAGGTAGAACCGATTCGTTTGGCTGAGCTGTAAGCCTGATCAATGCTGATCTGGGCTGATTGCGTCAGAACATGATTGATGTCAGCGTGGGCAGGGGCAGCCAACAAAGTGATGCCCAATACCAAAAGTGTGCGGGTCATTTGATGCCTGCATTGGTTTTACTGTTATCAACGATAACGCCGTTGTCCTCCTTCTTTTTCTTGCCAAGTTTGCCGAGTGCTGGCGAATAAGAAGCCGCCGTACCCGTAAGCAAAGACGCCGGAAAAGTTGGATCGACAGATTGGGAAAAGATGCCCAGATAGTTTGCAGTCAGGATTCCCATCGACCACAGCAGAATGGTCACGCGAACAACATCACCTAGCCAAGAATGACCTTGATCCTCTTGTTCTTCCGACTTGGTTTGCGGTGTTTCTGCCATGATGCAGTCAAGCTATGGGTCGAATGGTGGTAGAAATTTGGGCTGCTGTTGCTGGAGCGTCAATAGGCGTAGCGGCTTCTGGCATTAAAGGAGCCAACCGCGAAAGTCAGCATGGACGGGATTCCTTGGTGCGCCTCACAAGTGCTGTCGATAATTTAGCGTCACGGATGGATGTGCTCCACGCTGACCTGCGCGTTCGAGACCAAGAATTATTTGCTCGTATATCAACGCTGGAGCAAGATGTTGCACGGCTGGAAGGACACGCCAACAGGAATTAGACTTTTTGCACACACAGTGATCCCATGGTTTTACTGCTAAAGCCAATTCTGTTTGGATTCATCAAATCAAAGGCCGTAAAACAGTTGCTACTTGACTGCCTGGTCAAGATCAGCGAGCAGACTGATAACGAGCTGGACGATGTGGCCTGCACGTATCTCAAGAATTTGTTATTTCCGACCGAAAGGGTAGAAAAGTAGTTTCATGCCATCCGTACTGGCTGTTGTGATCAGCGTCTTGATCGTCGTGTTTGGTAGCGGCGCAATGTTTATGAGCGGTTTTGCAGCTAGGCACACGCCATGTTCTCCGGCATTATCCCAATAGTTTTGCTGTCAAGCATTGTGTTGAGTCTGCTGCCCTTCTTCAAGTGGTTTCGAGAAACACCGCACCAGATGGCAGCGATAAAGCAGTTGGAAGACTCGCTGATTGATCAAAACTTGTTGGATGAAGAAGCGGAATGGTTTCAGACCTGGAAGACCACAGGCCGCAGCCAACAGGTTTATGGGGTGCCCTGGTATTCACAGCTATTGAGCCCCACCGGCTACGGAGCGCGTGAGTGTTTTGATTCGGCGGCTGCGATGGTTGCTGCGTTCCATCGAGTCGTTGAAAGTCAAGACGAGTATCGACAGGTGCGCCGAAGGTTTGGCGACACTACTGAGGTTCATTCTCAAGTGTCTGCGTTGAGGGCTCTTGGCCTGGATGCTGAGTTTCGTAAGAACGTGAGGGTGGAGGATATTGAGATCGAAATCGACGCGGGCCGTCCCTTAGCTATAGGTTGGCTCCATAAGGGCGACTTTACTAAAGGCCAGCCTGCTGTTTGTGACAGTGAAGGATGTGGTCATTGGAGCGTAATCGTCGGATATAACAAAGACGAATTTATTGCCATGGACCCGCTCGGATTGCCAGACATGGAACGTGGTGGGCATGACATCAAGAAATCGGGGGAACTAATTAAAATGTCGCGACCTGCTTTCTATCAACGATTTTTGATCGAGGGTGAATCAAGTGGATGGGCCATCTTCGTTGATCGATGAACTGGGGCTATATCACAGCGTTTTGGACGACAGTCGTTATGAACTGCCTACAACCTGTCAATTGGGAAGCATGTTTACCAGTGCAGGACTGGTTATTGCCCGCTATAGGTGATTACATACGTTTTAAGACTGAGGAGCCTTATGCCTCCGAAAAACGCAGCCTCCAACACTTTCGATTGGATGGTAGTCAAACCAAGCCTTGAAGAAGAACTAACGCTTGAGCGATCGATCAGATCCATCGAAGACTGTGACAACGTTGATGTTTTGTCGCAGCTATGTGTCGCGATGGCCCGTCAGCAATGGCACCAAGGAAAACTGCTTAAGCAGGCCGTTGGTCACATTGCCTTGCTGGATGCTGTGCTTTCTGGCGGAGAGCAGAAGCCCTGAAAGCTTTTTCTAGAGTGGTCAGTTTTGGGCTGGATTCGTGCAGCGTGTCCCTAACTCTTGCTTTGGCTGCGTCGATTTGATCTTGAGGCCGAGTCGTCCAATTCATGTTGACTGGGGCCATGGCTCAGTTACTGAGAGTTGGTCTTGTCGCAGTTATAGAGACTTGTCAGGTAGGTGTAAAGCCACTCAGCCTGCCACCTTTGAGCATGAAATTTTGTGAGGCCAACCGCCTCGATTCGCCAAACAAGCTTTCCATCTTTTTCTACTTGCTTGATTGTTGGCTTCATTTCAAAAGAATAGGCACGGTGGTTAGCCGTGCCCATTGAATCAATCAGAAATCAGCTTCTGCTTGTGGTGGCTTTTGATCAGAGATTGCCATCAGCAAGAAGTCGTTACCGGCCTTGCTGACGCGAGGGCGAAGGTTGGCGCGAAGTTTTACGCACTCGTCCCCTTTTTGGTTTTCGGTGCGTTCTGCAGTCTTGGCCCATTCAACTAACTTGCGAAGTTCAGCCACAGGCACTTCAGATGAAGCCCAATAAGCACCAGCAGTTTTTTTGTCTTGGTTGCAGTTGAACCAAAGTGTGAATGCGTCGGGAGCGAAATCAGCCATCAGGATTAATGCCTTTGAAGAATTGGGAAAGAATGGTTTTGACCGCAGCGTTGCGCACGCCGCCGTGATTTTGATCAGCGTAGTGCTGAACATTTTTGGCTAGGACAGGATCCAGCCGAACTTGGAAATGCAGATGACGCCGTTCGTCATCACGCTTGGCTTGTGCTGTCTTTTCATCGTCAGACATAATTTTTCAAATGGGTGTTCATCCAGTCTTGATGGCGCTTGGCCGTCAATGCTGGGGCAACCTTGTCGTTAGGCCCGAGATTAAAGTCCCGTCGAAAATCCGTACAAAATCGAGCAAGGTTGTCAGGAGTCAGCTCTTTGATAAGACCAAGGCATTGATCGCGATCTTCTTTTGACAGAGGTTGATCTTTGTCGGCAATGCCTTCAATCTTTGCTGCAGGCTTAGGCGCTGCTTTTGCTGGTTTGGCTTCTGCAGAATCGGCAAAGTCACCGTCAACATCCATGTCGGCTGTGAGACCAAGCAAGGCCAGCAAGGCATATCTTTTGAGATAAGTGCAAGATCCACCAAAGTCATGCAGAGGGTTGCGACCTTTGCCGACAACCATTGGCAAGCGGCTGACGAGCTCAGCGCCGCTGACGTGCAGCAACTTTGTGACAAGGATTGGGTCAATGCCTTCGCTGGGCTCAAACAACTGTGTGATCACAAGGCTGTTTTTAATCAAATGCGGGGTGACAGTTGAAAGGACAGTCTCAAGATCAGCAAAGTTTCCATATTGGGCTTTTGCTGTTTTGTTGATTGCTGGGACGTTTTTGTGAAAGTTGACCAAAGCTTCAACTAATGGCTGCAATGGTAATGATTGCGGAGGGTTGTTCGTTTCTGGTTGCATAACGTTTTTGTGCATTTAGAGCGATTACTTGGGCATCGTCGTTGAAACAAATTTCAGCCAGACCATCTAAGACAGCGCGGCTTAATTTGTCCACGTCACCGATGCGTGCGGTGCAATGAGAAGGGGCTTTAGGTTTAAGTTCTCCGTTATTGCGAAAATGGCCTTTCGGTCTGGCAAATATGAAAGTGACCGAGACCAAAATGGGCCTATCCATTATGGCATACCAGCCGTCAGGTAGAGCATCAAGAGCTGAATACTTGACATCTTGACGCCAAGGCTTACAGCGTTTACTTGACTCAAGCAAAATGCCTTTGCCAACATGACGCTTGCTGCCTTGCGGGGCAGGTTTACCAAAAACAGTGAACGTAAAGCTTTCGCTCACTTGGCCTCTTTTTTCTGCTGTTGATTGAACAAGTCTCGCGCATCGGATCGAGCTTTTGCAAGTTCCTTACAAGATTGATTTTCTTTTTTGATCCTTTCGTGCTCAAGTTGCGCTACTACAACTTTTTGGCATTGCTCAACAATTGCTAACTGAACGACTTCTTGCGCTCGGTGATATTCAAAAAACCACGACTCTGAATCCCCAGTAGTATATTTTTGCAGCAGTGACTCGTTGGCTTCGCTGAGTTCATCGTCTGATTCGCTGCAACTCATCTTATCAATGCAAAGCTCAAAAGCATAAATCAAAGCCTTTACTTTTTGAGCTTCAAAAATAACCATGCGATCGGCTGCGTTGACTGCATTCCAGCGTTCACGATGCTTTTTTAAAGCCGCTATGACAGCAGGCTGTGCTTCGACGAATGTAGAGATAGAAGGTGATTCCATGTAATTAGAAAAAGAGAACGGGACTTACGCAATAGCCGCCCAAAGTTAATGAAACTGGCCGTGATTACCGCGTGCTTTTTGCTCGCGTGTTTTGAAGAAACCTTCAAGATCAGGAAACTGATCCATCAAATCACGGGCCGCAAAAGCTGTGTGATTGTTGTTGATCTTGAGGCCAAGGTCGCCGGTTGTTGCCCGTGTCTCCCATCGGAGAATGTGAAACAAACCGTCCATTGAATAGCGGCTATGACCTGACAGCTTTAGCTCTCTGGCTAGCCCTGCGAGCTGCAATAAAAGGCCAGGATTCCTGGCTTTGCATTGTTGCCACTGCAGGTAGAGTTTCTGTGTCATTGGGGCAAATTCGCGCAGGCGCGTTGCCAACCTTGCTTGCAGTGCGTGACTTGTTGTTGGTTGTGAACGCTGGTCAAGGTGAGCCAAGTTGCACCGGAAAAAAGAAGGGCAAATGCGGCACAAACTAGAAAGTTTGTTTTTTCAGGCTTGTAGTAGCGGGAACGTGATTTCACGGAATTAATTTGGAGGTGAAAAGGGATCTCCCCTTGGAGCCAGTATGGCATACCCGCAGGGAGAAAGCAACAGATCAGCCTTTAGAGCTGTTCGACTTCAAGCGTCGTCATGTCAATCCCGCTCGGCGGGTTGTTGCTTTTTGCCAGTTCAACAACTTTCATCAACTCTTGCCCCATAGCCAATAGACGCTGTAAATCGTCTTGAACACTGACAAGCCCCATCAAATCAGCGCCCCGCATTTCGTCCAAATATTGAGTGCCATGCACTCGATCAATGGCAATCAGGCACGTAAGTAGATCTTGTACAGCCTCAGCGGCTGCGTTGAGTTTGCTGTTGTACTTGCGGACTTCACCCTCAAGCTTTTCTTGGTGCTCTTTAGCTGGACGATTTAGCTCTTCTTTTACAGCCGTCGCTGTATTGCGGGCAGCGATCTCGGGAGCCCTGGCAGTCAGGTCGTCTGAGATTCGTTTGAACTCAGCTTCTTGCTCACGGATTTGCTCGGCATCAATAGTCCGAGTGCTGGCTGGCTGTTGACTTTCTCGAACGGCTGACTCAACCTTGCGAATCACGCTGGGGACTAATGCCTTGCTTTCGTTCTCAATAATCCACATTCTTAATTCGGCAAGCACCTCATCGTCCAAGTCGTTTTTGGCGAGGTACGACGCCGCATCGTGACCGATGAACTCGTGAGTTTTGAGATGCTGCTCTGCAATCTTCAAAGCGTCGGGGTTGGAGATCCGCGCCAGATTGCAAACGGTGGACGGCGTCAGAGCCAAAAGCGACTCCGGCGAGGCCCCGCCCAAGCTTCCAGAGGTTGCAAACTCTGCAGCCGCAATCCAGTCGCGGGCTCTTCGTGGATCGTTGACCACGTATTCAGGCAAGTCGCCGTTTTCAAAAGCCCCCCAGAAACGTGACTTTTGCGGATCGTTGCCAGCGTGCGGATCATTGGCGTCCATCTCCTGCTTCAGTTCGTACAAGTGAAGGCAGAGCTGCATCTTTTGCTGGGCGACCTGTTTGGTGTCGGTCCAAATGCTCTTGATTAACTTCAGCTCAGTATTGCTGTAACCGCGCCCTAACACTGCAGGCGGGAAAGCTTGGGCAATTGAAGTTTCGTTAGTTAATGTCATTGCGATAAAAAACCCTTGCGATTTGCAAGGGCATAAACGTCAAAATTTGATCAAAGATTCTGTGAGGCTTCAAGCTGCTTTGCTTGTTCATAACCAGCAAGCAACGCCCCAGCAGTCCCAGGCAAGACAGGGGTTTGTCCCGATCGACGAATGCTGTCTACGTCTGCTTTGAGGTTGCGCATTGCATTGTCAACTTTGCTCAGATGACCTTGCAGGCGTTCTGCTTTTTGCGCCAGCGTTTGATTGTTGACAAGGTAAACCTGTGAACCGCTGTGCTCAATTTTCAAGCCGAAAGCATCATTAACGTGATTGCGAACAAGGCGCATGTTTTCATACACCGTGTCGCGGCTGACTTCCAACATGTCTGCGATGGTGTCATAGTTGCAACGACGACCAAGGCTTTCAAAAAGAATTAGGCACTTACCTAATGAGTTAGGGCTGCCGCCGCGCTTGAAAACATCGGGGTATTTTTCAAGCAACAATTTGGATAACCCAAATTCTTGATTCAGCAGTTGGCTTGTTGCCTCTTCTGTGAGCCCTAAAAACTCGACAGGTCTTGCGGCAGAGCCGCCGCAAAATTCAGAAAAATCAAACATGGTCTTTAATGAGTCCAGGCAAAGCCTGGGGCGTGAGATGTCCTGGCTAAGCCAGGGGCGGCGGTGTTAGAGCACCGCTTCCCTGTATTGAAAGAGTGAGGCGTCCCATAGAAAAGCGCAGGTGTGCCAGAAATGTAACTGGACTTATGGTGCTTAGTTTCCGGAGCCGGGGGTTTGCTAGGTCGGCACTCTGACCTGATCGCCAACCCAGTTCAGATATGGGCCGATGTTTACCTCGGGCTCTTGCGCTGTGTACCACCTGTAGTCACAGCTATTGCAATGGCGGCGGCGCACTGTTTCGTAGGGGCCATCAACAGTTTTCTTGGTCGTCACAACATGGACGCGGAATGATCCGCACTTGGGACACTTCATCTTGATTTGACGGCTCAAAAGTTTGGTTGTGTTGCTTGGAATTTGCCCCACGCCTCTTCCCAGGCTTCAAGGCATTCTTCTGGATCTTGTTTGATCACCTTACATTTTTCGGGGCCGCTCACAACAGTCACGCACATGCCAACCGTGATACTTGGTTGCACAAGGGCCAAACAAGACATGTACGCACCGAGCTGTGCTGTTGCTGGAGCACGCGAGCCAATGGCCTTTTTTGATGCCACCGTTTTCAGATCTCCCAGGATGACCAGTTGCTTGCTGGGTTCCAGTCCTTCTTCTTTCAGGCGAATTAAAAAGTCAAAGCTGCCGCCAAGGCTTTTGTGTCTGTCCATCACCCTGTATTCCGTGGCCAAGGTTTCAACGCCTCTAAAGAATGGATCGTCAAGCAGTGGATCAAGCCACGGCGACCATTTGTCGTCAACAATCTGCGGCTCGTCAAGAAGGTGCAGCTCCAGCGCGGAATGGATGGCCGTTCCTCGGGCGGCCCATCCGTCGGGGCCGTCTTTGTATTTGTCGATCATTGCTCGCTTGAACGGCGTCATATCAACGTCGAGCACATTTCCAACGTTGTATGCCAGCCACTCGTTTCGAAATCGATAACGATGGATTTTTTCGTAGAACTCAAGCTCTGGAACCGGATCAAGCATTGGGGGTTGCGCTTTGGGTCCAGTATGGGCATACTTTGGCAGCAAAGCAACCCCAATCAATGGCAGAACTGGAATCAACTGCTAGCAGCCACGTCCGCGTCGATCCCAGAGTGATCGCAGAAGTGGACCGCAAGAAACCCATCGGCGTCACCCGCACCGGCTGGGTCAACCTGCTGCTGCAAAAGGCAATTGCGTCAGAGCCGGAGCCCCTTGCCCGTGACTGATCTCAAAGCAGAAGAACGCGCCTTTGATCTGTTGCAGTGGGTGCCGTATTGCCTTCCGTCTCAATATGACGAAGAGCAAGCGATGCTCGGCTATTACAGCAAGACGCAGAAGGATCGCTCCGATCATGCTCTCGACGCATGGGACGCTGATCATCCGTACAAATCCAGCGACGAACTAGAAGCGTTTAAGGAACTGGAAAGGCTTGGTGTCTACGCACAGGCTGACTTTTACTCCCCAAGCAAAGCCAAAGATGGACACTACACCGGGCGAATCAAAGCCCTCCGAGATACTGCCCGAAAGCCTGAAGGACCACCAAGACCTTCTGGACCGGCTCGACCAATACGCAAACACCGTCCTTTGTAATGAGACAGACGAGCTGCGCCGATCGCAACTGCTTCGTCTTTACGCCGATGAGGTTGGTTGTCCGATTAACGAAAAAACTGCGGGCATTGTTTTAAGCAAGGCCCAAGGTCAAATTGCTGGCGTATCCGTCCCACGAAAACGCGGTGAAAAGTTAAACACAACCCCTACACCATGGTCGTGGGAAGGTGTCATCATGTCGGGCACTTTCAACTTGCTTGTTGCGCCACCCAAGGTCGGCAAATCTGCCTTGATGGTTGGAATGATCAGCGCATGGTTTCACGGCGAAGAATCTTATCTGGGCCAAAAACTTCATGGTGCTTGCCCCAAGGTTTACATCATTGGGACTGATCAACCTGAAAGCGATTGGAACACCTTGTTTGAACGCGAAGGCTTGGTAAATCGCGATGGCGAATTATCAGGCCCGGTTGAAATGTTGTGGCACACGGGAGCACCGTTGCACCTAACAGTTGAAGGGATCAAACATCTTTCTGAGATCGCGGAAGAGAACCCTGGTTCATTCTTTTTGCTCGACAGTTACCACGCCTGTTGTGCGCCCCTTGGCCTTGAAGAAGCCGCTTCAAGTTTTGATGGTCCAGCCCGTCAGCTTTCCGAGGCCCTTGCCCCACACAAGGCCACGTTGGCGATGATCCATCACACCAACAAAAGCGTCAGCGGTGGCAATGCAACCAATGCGAGCCGGGGCAGCAATGCCCTGCCTGCGGCGGCCAGCCTCACGATCCTGATGAACTGGTTTAAGCAGCCTGCCGAAGGCCAGACACAATCAGATCATCGCGTTGTGCTCAAGACGCAGGGGAGGGCAAAAGGCACGACCCTGTTGATTGAGCTTGAAGACGACGGATGGGTGCATCACGGCGACGGTGAGAATGTCTTGGCTGCTGAGGCCATGCAGGAAGCCGCTGACGATCTTCAGGGCCGTCAGGCTGACGTGTTCGACTACATCAAAGAGCGTTGGCTCTTGGGTGAGTTCACTGTGGCGGGGACAGAGCTTGCAACGCACTTCAATCTTGAGCGCAACAAGACGAGCCGATGCTTGCGCGGCTTGGTTCGCAAGGGCTTGATTGAAGAAGCAGGGCTTGCCGATCCTGGCGTGCTTGGTGGTCGCCCATCGCCGTTGTATCGACCAGCAGGAGGATCCTCCCTGGAGGGGTGGCAAACGTCCCAAACGTCCCAAACCTCACCCTCTATCACGATAGAAAGGGGTTTGCCACCTTTGACACCTTTGACACGTAGTGACGGAGGATCGGGGTTTGACACACCTGCTGTCGGTGCTCCTGTTGAGCTGTTTCGCAACAATGAGTGGTGCAACGGGTGGGTCGTTGCCAATGCGAGCAATATGGGCAGCATCCGCGCTGCAAAGCTCGGAAGCCCAAACGTCTTGATCAGCAATCTGCGCTGGGGTCTAGACGTACGCCTTTGTCAATCTGGCTCGCAAGAGCCTGAACCAACTGATTTATTTGATTTCTGATGCCTGACTGCAACCGCACCTATCCCTGCCGAATCGATGTCCGTCTTACTGAGGCCGAAAGAGAAGCTTTGAACGAACAGGCCCTAAAGCGAGGAATCTCGCGCCAAGAGCTGCTGAGGGCTCGCGTATTGAGCGAAGCCAACCAGCCTGCCCCTGTCCCTGAGATCAAGCCTGTGCATTACTCCAAAGGCCGCGACGTAATCGACAGGGCTATGGATGCTGTCAATCGCCGTTATGACATTCCCCACGCGCAATTGGAGCCGTTGATCTGCACGGTGATTTGCGCCCTGAACGCAAAACGTTGACAGCGGGTATGCCTGGATGTATGTTGTGTGTATCGGGCGGAGATCGCTCGACACTTTCGCTTCAACACCATGCTCGATTATCACCACACCTGGCTCAACTTATTTGATGAATTTCAGGCCACTCAAGACAGGCTTGATTCGTCAAACCTCCTCAAGTTTGCGCGTGTCGAGCCTCGTTACACCGTCAACGCCTACAAAGGCTCTGAGCACATTTGGGAGGACTGGGCCTACGACAACGACGAACTCGCCAGCCTCAAGCAAATTGCTGCCGAGAGCGGTTACACAGTCACTGTTCGCTTAGAAGACGACGAAGACTGATCACCGTCGGGGCGCCTGATGCCGTTTCGAGTCCGGCTGAAAGCCATACAACACCCACCCCCGTGGGAAAAGCAGGGCGGGCTTGGTGTCCCGATCAATACCCCGATCTCAAACATGGACGAACACTTCAAAGCACAGCAACATCAAAATGAACTCCGCGCCTTTCTTCGCTATGAAGCCAGACTCAGCCTTGCCTATCGCCAAACTGCGTACGCTCGAGCCAGACGGCCGGATCATGATCACGGTGGGCGAGGAGCCAATCCAATTCAGGTCGATCGTGAGTAGCCATCACCTCGTCGAGGAAAAGATCATCCGCCTTCAGAGCTACTGGCTAAAAGCCAATCAAAACCAACATCTCTGAGCTACGCTATACATCAAGCGGTCTTTTTAGCTTGACATCAATAACATCTTTAAAGTCAGACCATAAAAATGCACGACGTAGAACAGATCGATCTTCTGATCTGATCAAAGAATCGCTGCAACGTTATGGCGCTGCTCGAAGCATTGTTATCGATGAAGACAACCGCATCCTTGCGGGCAATGGCACCATCGATGGGGCAAAAGCCGCAGGCATCAAAAACGTACGCATCATTGAAACCGACGGTGATGAGATCATCGCCGTTAAACGCACCGGCCTATCAGAGGAGCAAAAGGTCGGCCTTGCTCTTGCTGACAACCGCACGGCTGATCTCAGCGAATGGGATCAGGAGATGCTGCATCAGCTCTCAGAAGAACATGACATCAGCCCTTGGTTTGATCAGGACGACCTAAACGAAATTCTCAACGTCACGGAGCTTGATCCTGAAGAGGGCAACACAGATCCTGACGACGTACCAGAAGCACCAGAAGAACCCACTACCAAACCAGGCGACCTGTGGATCCTCGGCAACCATCGTTTGCTTTGCGGTGACAGCACCAACCCGCAGCACGTCGAACGCCTAATGGATGGGAAGAAGGCAGACATGGTCTTTACTGACCCGCCTTACAACATCGGCTACCAGGACATAAAAGCCAAATTTGAGAAAATCGCGAATGACAAAATGAGTGACTCGGAGTTTCTCCAGTTCCTCAAAGACACAATTCAGCCCGCAGAGGTCATGTATGTCTGCTGTTCTTGGCAGTATGCGCATCTCTTTAAACAGGCGATGACTGAGCTAGGTGTTGCGCCTAAGTCAATGATCGTCTGGGACAAAGTCAATCCAGCCCAAAATCTTGACCGCTATTACAAGCAGCACGAAATCATCTTTTACTTTGGCCCCTTCGGAGGGCAGAAAACTGTTCGAGGAGACGTCTGGCAGCTCAAGCGTCAACGCAACACCCTTCACCCAACGATGAAACCCGTAGAGCTGATTGAAATGGCTTTAGAAGACAATCCAGCGCACAAAACCGTATTTGATTCTTTCGGTGGTTCAGGCTCCACCCTCATCGCCTGCGAGCGTCAGCACCGACACGCTTGCCTTATGGAACTCGACCCCGTTTACTGCGACGTCATCGTCAAACGCTGGGAAGACTTCACCGGTAACACCGCCATCTGCGAACCATCTGCGGCACACTTTGAACAGGAGGAGTCAAAAGGCTGATGGCAAACAAGTCCACAAAGATTGAAGTAGACATGCGCGTCAACCGCATCGCTCGCCTTTTGGCGAACGGTGCTGTCCGCTCTGAGATCGTGCAGTATTGCGCGAAAGAATGGGAAATCGCTGAACGGCAAACAGACACCTACATCGCCAAGGCGCGGGATCTTATCCGGGCTGATTGGGAAACAGATCGGCTGACTTTTACTGCAGAAATCCTTGCTCAGCTCGCCACGCTGCAAAAAGAGGCCCGCAAGACCAATAATCTCAACGCTGCCTTGGGTTGCATCAAGACCGCAGCGCAGATCGCTCAAGTGCTTCAGTGACGTTCCTTAGCCACATCGAAAGCGGATCAATCCTGAACCGAATTGGCGAAAGTAATTCAGAGCTAGACGTTCAAGCCTTAGTCACACAGATCAAGGCCGACTTGCACCCAGGCCAGCTTGCATTTGTAGAAGATCAAACGACAGAAATCATCGGCTTGTCTGCTGGGTATGGGGCGGGCAAGACCCGTAGCTTGGCTGCAAAGGCTGTCGTCCTTGCGGTGTTAAATCAAGGCTTCATGGGTTGCGTGATGGAGCCTACTGGGCCTTTGATCCGCGATATATGGATGAATGATTTCGAGGAATTTCTTGAGGCTTACGAAATCCCCTACACGTTTAGAGCAAGTCCACTCCCAGAATATGTTTTGCATTTACCCGGCGGTGACACAAAAATCTTGTGCCGCAGTTTCGAGAATTGGTCACGCATCATTGGCTTGAACCTTGCCTGGGTGCTTGCCGATGAAATCGATACAGTCACGCCATCAATCGCACAGAAAGCATTCCCGAAAATCCTTGGCCGCTTACGTGCTGGCAACGTTCGACAGTTTGCGGCTGCATCAACGCCTGAAGGCTTCCGTTGGATGTGGAACACGTTTGGAACAGAAGAGGCACAACAGCGCCCTGATCGAAAGCTGATTAAAATGCGATCGGTGGATAATCCCCACCTCCCAAAAGATTTCATTGAACGTCTCGAAGCCAACTACGATCCCAGCCTGTTAAAGGCGTATTTGCTTGGAGAATTTACGAATCTGACAACAGGTCAGGTTTATGACCGTTTTGATCGCGCCAAACATGTAATCACCGATATTCCTGATGTCAGCAACGAGCCCCTTCGCGTCGGCGTTGACTTCAATATCGGAAACATGTCCGCAGTCATCGGTGTTCGTCTTGGGAACAACCTTCTCCTGATTGACGAGGTGACTGGCGCACATGACACCGACGCCATGGCCCAAGAAATACAACGCCGCGCAGAAGGACGCCAGGTTTACGTCTACCCTGACGCATCAGGCTCAGCGCGTTCTACTAATGCCTCGCGAACCGATATACAGATTCTCGAGTCATACCAGTTCAGCAATCAATCACCAAAGGCCAACCCTCCCGTCCGCGATCGGGTGGCTTCTGTTCAAGCTTTGCTGGAAAACGGGAAGGGCGAAGTCAGATTGCAGGTCGCCGCAAATTGCAAACGAACCATTGAATGTTTAGAGCTGCAGAGTTACACCGAGGCCGGTGATCCCGATAAAGATGCGGGTTATGACCATATGAATGATGCTTTGGGCTACTTGATCTACAGAGACTTCAGCATGATTCATGCGCGTGCTGGACGGGGCACTGGCATTAGGCTCTACTAAACTGACTGCATCGGGTGGGATTTAACTGTGTATTCAGGCTTTTCTGGTGGTCGCCAGCGCGTTGGCAACGTCACTCAGGTGAACGACCCCAGTACGGCTTGGGTTAATCAAGAACCGCATTGGGGATTGATCGAACATTTGCTTGGTGGCACATACAAGATCAGAAAAGGTCACCGTAAATTTTTACCGCAGGAGCCTAGAGAATTAGACGAGTCTTATGACAACAGGCTGCAGCGTTCTGTTTTAGCGCCTTATTACGTCAGGCTCGAACGCATGTTGGCTGGCATGTTGACCCGCAAGCCGGTCAGGCTTGACGATGTGTCTGATCAAATCCGCGAACAATTATTTGACGTAGACCTGCAGGGCAATGATCTGCAGACGTGGCTTTACAACACGTCGCGCCTTTGCATCCGCTACGGGCACGTCGGTGTTCTTGTTGATGCGCCAAAGTCTGGCGACAATGGCCGTCCTTACTGGATTTCATACTCGCCAAGGGACGTGCTCGGCTGGAGGGTTGAATTGGCTGATGGGCAACAGAAACTGACGCAACTTCGTCTTTCTGAAAAGATCGTCGTGCCCGATGGCTTGTACGGAGAAAAGCAAGTTGAACAGGTGCGCGTACTAACCCCTGGCGCATTTGAGATCTTCCAGAAAGATCAGAAAGGTGACTTCCGTGTTGTTGATGAAGGCACAACAAGCTTGAGCCAAATTCCGTTCAGCGTTGCTTACTCCAACAGGGTTGGCGTTTTGGAGTCATTCCCACCGCTGGCTGACATTGCTGAACTAAACCTGCAGCACTATCAGGTGCAATCAGATCTTGGAAATCAACTGCACATCAGTGCAGTACCGATGCTTGCATTATTTGGTTTCCCTGCAGCAGCAGAAGAAATCAGCGCAGGCCCAGGCGAAGCACTAAGTCTCCCTGAAGGTGCATCGGCAAGCTATATCGAACCCGGTGGCAACAGCTATGACGCACAGTTCCGCAGGCTGGATCAGATTGCATCACAGATAAATGAGCTTGGCCTTGCTGCTGTGATGGGTGCAAAGCTCAGCGCAGAAACTGCCGAGTCAAAACGGATTGATCGCAGCCAAGGCGACAGCACCATGATGGTGGTGGCACAGCAGATGCAGGACATGATCGATAACTGCCTGCGGTTCCATGCTGATTACTTGCAGGAGTCACAAGCTGGCAGCAGCCTGGTGAATCGTGACTTCATGGGTACAAGACTTGAGCCACAAGAGATCCAAGCGTTGTTGCAGCTTTACACCGCTGGCACGGTGACACAGGAAACGTTGTTGCTGCAGCTTGAAGCGGGCGAAGTGCTTGGTGACGACTTTGATGTAGAAGCCGAACTTGAAGCGACTCAGGCTGGTGGATTGATGGAAACACCGCAGCCAGTCCCGGAGCAGGAAGTCACAATGCCTGAAGGAGAACCGGAGGCAGGCAATGGATTGGCTGAATAATTTGCGCAAGCCAAAGTCAGAACAACCATCAAGTCGGGATTTCTTTTATTCGCAGGACAGGCTTGCTAATCAGTATTTTGCAGTCATCAGACTGACGTGGTATTTGGACGGCAAGGTTTGCGCCGTAACCGAAAGCAGTGTTGCGACTTATGACAAAGATGTGGTAGCGGAATTTACGTCAATTTTGGATAACGCTTTAAAGCTTGGAGCTGATGCCGCTGTCGTTTGCATTGAAGAACCTCAAGCCCTTGGCATTTATGAAAAATGAGTACACCTGCCGAGCTTTACCGCAATGCCATCGATCTCAATCGATTTAGCAATGGTGTCGCAAAGCGCATCGCTCGCACATACAACGATCTTATTTTGGACGCTGTTGATCAGTTGCGTGGGATTGATGAGTTGTCTGCGCCTAGCAAGGCTGCACGGCTTAGGGCCATTCTCGCGCAACTAAAAGAATCGCTGAATGGATGGGCCGGATCGAGCACAATTTTGGCTGTTGAAGAGTTGCAGGGGTTAACGCTTTTGCAGTCTGAGTTTGTAGAGGATCAACTACGCAAGGCATTGCCAATTGAACTACGTGACCAGATTCGCAGTGTGCAGATCAGCCCGCAGTTTGCGCAGTCTGTTGCAACGGTAGATCCCACTGCACTGAATGTTGTTTCGCTCAGTGATGACTTACAAGCTGCGGTGACTGGAGCACCTGCAACGTTTCAGTTAACAGCAGCGCAAGGGACAACGATCACGCTGCCTAATGGCAAGGTGCTGGAAAAGTCGTTCCGTGGTTTGGCTGAATCACAGGCTGATCTTTTCGCAAAAACTGTGCGAAATGGCCTGCTAACTGGTGAATCGACTGACAAATTGGCGCGTCGTTTAAAAGGTCGTTTACGGTTTGGTCAGCCAGGAAGTTTGCGACAAATGGCGCAGGCTGGCGGTGAAGTGACAGCCGTGGCCAATCACCAAGTGATGGCGATGGTGCGTACCAGTATCAACCAAGTAGCAAACGCATCGAGCCAACAGGTGTATGAAGCCAATCAAGATGTGACCAAGCGTTATCGGTACGTCGCGACGTTGGACAGCAGGACATCTCCGATCTGTCGTGCATTGGATGGCAAAGAATTTGATTACGGCAAGGGGCCAACACCACCGCAGCATTTCAACTGCAGATCAACGACCGTGCCTGTCATTGATTACAAAGGCTTGGGAATCCCGCCGCCAGAACCTGGCAAGCGCAGAAGTTCTGATGGTTTGGTGCCTGCGAATCAAACCTATGGGCAATGGCTAAGCAATCAAAGCAAAGCTGTAAAGGCTGATGTTCTTGGCCCTGAAAAGGTTCCATACTTCAACCGCTTGGCGCGAAAGTATGGCCCGACAAAGGCGATTCGGAAGTTTGTCAGTGAAGACGGTTCGGAGTTAACCTTGGATCAGCTCAAGCGCCGCTATCCCAATGGGAAAGCTTCATAGCAGATTTCAACTCACGCTTCCGGGCGAAGAGAAGAAGTCCAAGCCTGCAGCCAAAAAAGCCGCAGCCAAGAAAACAGCAACTAAGGAGGAATCCTGATGCCTCGTTATTCCGGACCTAAAAAGCCTCAGATGACTGCACCCAAAAAGAAAAAGAAAGGGGGCAAGAAAAAGTAATGGTCAAGAAGCAGCGGCGCGTCCCAAAAGACAAGGCCACTGGTCTGCCTAAGAAGTATCTTTCTGGTGCCAAGAATCGCTCAGGCAAAGCCCGAGAGATCAAGAGCACCGCTGCTGCTTATAAGGCGGGAGAATTTATCGACATCAAAGCCGTTTCTGCATCGAGGACCAAGCAAGGTGGCACCAAAAGCAAAACCACTAAACGCCGCAACAAAAAGAACGCTAAAAGATAAGGCCGAAAAAACCAGGTTCTTCTATGGGGAGCTGGCTGCGGTTTATCGAAAAGGGCAGGGCGCATACTTGTCCAGCGGATCGCGCAACGTTCCGATGGCTGCATGGGCAATGGGCCGGGTCAACAGCTACATGCGGGGCGATAAGGCACGAACGGCAGATGCTGCGATCTACGCCCGCTACAACAAAAAGCGATGAGCATCCAACGTGGCGGCCATACGTTTGAGGGCTACGACAAGCCAATTAAGACGCCGAATCATTCGAGCGGCAAGTCTCACGCTGTTGTCATTAAAGACAAAGGCAACGACAGGCTTATCAGGTTTGGGATGCAGGGCGCACAAACAAAACGCCCGCGCAAGGGTGAATCAGCGGCGGATAAGGCAAAGCGTGCGTCTTTTAAAGCGCGTCATGCGAAAAATATCGCTAAGGGCAAAACAAGCGCGGCGTTTTGGTCGAACAAAATTAAATGGAGCTGATAACCTTTAAAGGCAATTTAGCCTGTGGCTAATTCATGTCCGAAGAACAAACTGCTCCTGTGGAGCAATCTGTTGACACCAGCGAATTAAGAACAGAACTCGAATCAATGAGGCGTAAAAACGCTGAATTGCTGGATGAGTACAAAAAAGCAAAAGCTCAAGCAAAGGCTGTGCCTGATGGCGTTGATGTTCAGGAGTTACTGGACTTCAAAGCTAAGGCGGAACAAGCAGATCTGGAAAAACAAGGCAAGTACGGCGAAGCCCGACAAGCTTTGGAGCAGCAATTCCGTGAGGCGACGGCGGAGAAGGACAAACGCATTTCTGAACTCGAAGCGCGTGTTCGTGAGCTGGAGTTGATCACGCCTGCTGTCAGTGCTTTGGCTGATGTTGTTCATGACCCGGACTTGATTTTAAAAACCAAGTTGACGAGTGAACAAATCGAGCGTGAGTCTGATGGCACCGTCGTTGTTGTTGATGGCTATCAACGAACGCCCGTCAGTGAATGGGCCAAGACTTTGCCAGCTTGGATGCAAAAGCAACCCAAGCCTCAGGGCAGTGGCGCACCGTCTGGGCGTGCATCGAGTGACTCTGTTGCTGGTGTCAAAAATCCATTCAGCAAAGAAACTTTCAACCTGACAGAACAATCACGCTTATTTAAAACTGATCGTGACATGTATGAAAGGTTGAAAAACGCAGCTAACCGTTAGTATGTGACCTAATGGCAAAGCTGTGCTGCGCCTAAGGGCTGTGCCCATCCCGTAAACATT